GATCGTCCTTACGAACGGCTCACTGATCAAGGGCATACCGGCCTCGGAGCCTGAGCGCTTCCGGGGTCCGCAATGGCACCATGCTTGGTGCGACGAGTTGGCAGCTTGGGAATATCTGGATGCAGCCTGGGACCAGATCATGTTCTCGGTTCGCTTGGGTGATAAGCCGCGGATTGTTGTTACCACCACGCCAAAGCCTAAGCCGCTGATCATCGACCTGCTGAACCGAGACGGCGAGGACGTCGTCGTCACGCAGGCTTCGACCTACGACAACCTTGCCAACCTTGCCGGGACGTTCAAAAACCAGATCTTGCAGTACGAGGGCACTTCCCTGGGCCGCCAGGAGATCCATGCCGAGATCATCGACCCTGAAGAGGCTGGGATCATCAAACGCGCCTGGATCAAGCTATGGCCCTCAGAGAAGCCCTTTCCGCGCTTCGAGTTCGTGGTCCAGTCCTACGACGGCGCCTATACCGAAAGGACCATCAACGACCCCTCAGCCTGTAGCGTATGGGGGATCTTCAAGCCCAGCGAAGACAAAGGCTTTTGCGCCATGCTGATCGATTGCTGGGAGGAGCACTTGCAATATCCTGACCTGAAGGAGAAGGTAATTGAAGACTTCGGCACGGTTTATGGCGACCCCAATGAATTCGGACGGGGCAAGAAGACTGACATGGTTCTGGTTGAAGACAAGTCCTCCGGCATCTCCCTCCTCCAGGACCTGGGGCGTGCCCACATACCCTGTCGGTCATACAATCCCGGCGGAGCGGACAAGGTCCAGCGGGTCAACCTGATCGCCCCACTGATCAAGGCCGGACGGGTGTATATTCCGGAGAGCACGAAGAACGAAGGCCACCCCAGGTCATGGGCTGAGCCCCTCGTCAATCAGCTTTGCGCCTTCCCTGAGGTCAGGCATGACGACCTCGTGGATACAACGTCCCAGGCCCTGCGCGTGCTGCGAGACATGGGATGGCTTGTCATTGATCCTCCGCCGCCGGATAATGACGGCCAATACCCCGAGGACCGGCCTCGGCGGGTCAATCCTTACGCGGTTTAGGGACCACCATGCCAAACCCACGCGCCCAGAAGAATCCGACGTTCATTCCCCAGGCCCTGCAAGGCCTAGCCGACATGGGCCGCGGTGCGGTACGAGGCGCCCTGGCAGAAGGCTTGGGTACGGCAGGCGACCTTACCCAGGCGCTGAGCAACATCAAGACGGCAGGCTTCATGCCAGCCATGCTTGCAAGGGGCCTACAAGGGCCTACAAGCGAAGAAATGAGCCACGCCCTACGAGGCATGACCCCGAACCCTTTAACGCAGCCTGACCGCGCTCATACAGCCCAGATGGGCCAGACCTTCGGGTCAGTCCCTGCATCGATGGCCGGAGGGGCTGGGACCAATGCCGCACTGCAAAAGATGGCAGGCAGGCTAAACAACATGCAGAAGGTCGAGTCCATGATGCCCAAGGCGCCCAAGCCGGTAGCCGAGGTACTCAAGGGGCCCGAGCCCGACTTTATGCGCGTCTACTCTGGCCAGCGTGTCCCGATCGAGGGCAAGTTCGACATCATGAGGGCAGATCCCCACGCCTCGATGGGTCGCGCCTTTTACACGGCAGAGCTTCCCCGGTACGCCAACAAGTTCACCGGCAATCAGCCTGGAGCCAACGTCACGCCCGTCGACGTTGATCGCAACCGGATGCTGATGTTCGACAAGATGTACGACACGCCCCAAGGTCAAATGGAAGGCCTTGACTACTACGACATGCTGCGCAGGCAGGCCATGGTCAAGTCTGGGATCGGTAAGGACATGATCCGCCAGGAGATCCTCGACGCTGGCTTTGCTGGTACTCAAATGCCCAACGCAACGGGCAAGGCGTATGCAATCTACGATCCGAGCGTAGCCCAGGACATGTCTGGCCGTGGCTTTGCACGCGGCGGTTTGGTAGACGGCTCGAGCAACGACGATGGGACCGGAGGGGAGAATTGGCGCAATACTCCCGGCATGGCTGCTGGCGGCGTTCCTTACAGGGGTATCAATCCCATAGCGACCGGCCTGGGCCAAATGAGACAGCAGTCCGTAGCGAGGGATGCAGCTTCGAGCCTGATGGCTAAAAACCGAGCCGCTCAGTTTGCCAATCAAGACGCGCTCCGCCTGCAACGGCAAAACCAGTTGGCAGCCGCTAAAATCGCACGCCTGAATGCCCTGGCACCCAAGCTGTCGACCTACGTCCCTCCTGCGGGATCTACGACGACCAGTCCGACGGTTACCAGCCCAGCGGTTACCGACCCAGCAACTACCACGGTCGACTTAACGACGCCGATCGTACCCACAGCCAAGCCGGACGATCCAGGTAATTACCAGGGCGGCGCTCGAGGCGGCCTCGTAAGCATGGCAGACGGTGGCTTGGCCAAGAAGGCCGCCGGGAAGGCCTTTAAGGCCCTTCCTGGTCAAAGCTTTCAGGGCAAGTCTGGCTTGAACATGGAAATGCCCAAGGACATCGAGAAGAGAATCCTGGAGATCACCGAGACCGGTCTCATCCTGCCGTCCGAAGCTTTGGGTAAGCACGAAGGCAAGACGCTGATGATCACCCAGGCCGATAGAACTAAAGTCGGAGAGGGCTTTCTTGGCGGTCCGGGATTCTCAGGCATTCAGCTTACCGACCCGCGTTATGCCGGTGCAACCTGGGGCGTTAAGACGCCTGGAGTGGGGCAGACCATCATAGGGTCCAATCGCCGCGTGCCTGAGGGCCAAGCGATCTGGACGACCATGCTAGGGACGCCGACCCAGCACAAGTCAAACCAGATGGTATTCGACCGCCTTTACAAGGAGTTTATGGGCGGCGTCAAGCAAGAAAAGCTCACGCCCGAACTCAAGGACACCCTGAACGCAAAGCTTGCATCGGTGGTCGATAAGGAGGGCAACAACCTATTCCCGGCCGACGTCGACATTACGAACCCCAGGAAGTTCCGCAAGCTTGTCGACACCTTCGACAAACGCGCAGCCGCTGCTGACGTTATGGGCGGTATCGGCGTTGGCGGTAAGAAGGGCCAGATCTTTGACTACGATCGGATCATTCAGCGCACGACAGATCCGGCGCTCTTGGAAGTGCCGACGGGTTCGCTTGGCAACCGCCTCTTTCAGCTTAGCGGCGAGATGATGGAAAGGCCCGATCTTCACCCAGCCTTCCCGACCATCCTTAAGGGCGAGGACCTTGGCGTCAGCTTCATACCTGCGCCACGAGAATTGCTGATGGAGGACTACATCAACAAGGTCCTTACTGAGAAGGGTCGGCAGCCTGGGTACATGGATTGGACTCGAGGCTACGCGCCATCCCAGTTTTTGTCCGAAGAGCTACTGACTAAGCTTCAAAAGGCTGGTTACAAGAAGGGCGGGAAGGTTAAAAAGATGCAAGCAGGCGGCATAGCCAAGGCGGTTAAGAGCGGCCTCCAGGCCCTCGATAAGCCTGCCAAGCAGACGATCACGTCGGCCATCGATCCCACTATGGACATCGCAAGCAGGCTGTCCCAGCCCGATCGCATCAACCTCCTGCCGATGCCTAGCCGGTGGTTCCTTGATCCCAAGAACAACCCGAACGTGCAAAAGCTTGTCGAGAAGGTCCTCGAGGTCAACAACATGAAGCGCTCGGACTTTTACTCGGGCGCCTTCGTGAACCCGCGTACCGGCGAGGTCATGGACAAGAAGGTCATGCAGGACGTCGGCGTACTGATCAACCCGAATACCGGCAGGCCCATGATGAGCGCCGAGAAGGAAACGGACCTCACCATTGGCGACCGCAAGAAGGGCTCGATCACCAAGTCAAACCTTGTGCGCAAGCAGCTATACGAGACCGAGGGCGATCCGATCCTCAAGGACCTGGACTTCCTCGTGGCCCTCGAGCAATCGGGCATGGGACACAAGTACGGGCTGGCCACTGAGTACGCCACGCCTGCCGAGATGTTCAATACCATGACGGGCGACAACCCGACCTTAAGGCCAAAGAGTCAGGGAGATGTCTTCGGGATTGGCGACATCGTTGGGCGCATGTATATGAAGTCGAGCAAGATGCCCCACGACGTTTACGAATCCTTACTAATCGCGCCCAAAGGCTCCGACGTCCAGGGCGTCAAGCTGAGCAAGAAGAAGGGCGGCATAGTGAAAGGTCGCAAATGAAACCGATCAATCCGTTCACTGCTAACCTGCCCAAGAAGGCCGCGAAAAAGACCTTAACCAAGGCCGAGCGCGACGAGAATCTAAAGAAGTTCCTTGAGCTAAGTGTTGTCAAGGAGCGGATGTTCCACGGGTCAACCAATCCCGATATTGTTCAGTTCAAAACCGGAAAAACACTGCTGGAGGAGCGTTATCCCCAAATCAAAGTTAAGCCCTTCGAGCATTCACAAGGTCGAGACGCGACTTTCTTAACCCCAGATCCACAATTTGCGTCCAGATATTCTGGGGAGGATTGGTATGTAGGTCCGGGGACTGCGCCAACCATTTATCCCGTGCGCGTTCAGGCGCAAAACCCCTGGGATTACGACAACCCGGAGCATATCGAAGCCGCTATAAAACTTTACAAGGAAAAATTCCCGCTTGTTCGCGATAGTTCAGGTGCCGTTCCTTCCCATGAATCTAAGAGGCACCATTACTTTGAAGAGACTATGCGTCAGCTTCCGTTGCGGGAAAAGGATAACTGGACCGGCATCGAAAGGCCTGAGATGCAAGAAGTTATAAGGGATCTTGGCCACGATAGCTTCTACGTTAAAGAGCAGGGCATCAAAAACCTGGGGATATACGACCCGAAGAAGATTAAGTCCGACCTTGGCAATCAGGGTACCTATGACGTAACTGACCCGGACATCAACAAGGCCGCTGGCGGAGCAGTTAAAAAAGTCGCCAAAGCTTTAACCGCCGCCGAACGCAAGGCAAACCTTGACAAATTCCTGGAGCCAAGCGCAGTGCAAATGCGTCTTTACCATGGCACAGGCGCGACCGAAGGGGGCAAAGGCCAGGAGGCCATTCGACAATTCAAGCCAAGCAAGGAAGGAGCACTTGGCTCCGGAACTTATTTGACGCCGCAGCCTAATTTCGCCAATACATATGCGGAGACTCCGGGCGGCTATACCCTCCCGGTCTATGCTCAAATTAAAAACCCGTTGATATTGCGCCAAAAAAGCCCAGACAGATACAAGGACCCGATGATTGAAGCTTTGGAATTGCTAGGTATGGATTCCGAAAAAGCCGCCAAGATGGTTGAGCGTGCATACGAGACAAAGGGTTATATTGGTAAGGAAGTTGAGAGCAGGGCAAAGGCTGCCGGATATGACGGGCTCTTAGATTATGACCGCCATGGCAATTTGAGCGAGGTGGTTTCCTACAACCCCAGCGCTATCAAGAGCGCCCTTGGTAACGAAGGTACTTACGACACTTCAACTCCTTTGCTTAACAAAGCCGAGGGCGGCCTGATCCGCATGCAAGACGGTGGCGACCCCACCCAGATGTTCAACTTCAACCCCATGGCCGCCAAGGCTGCCGCGCAGGAGCGCATGCGCCGCGAGGCCGCGGAGGCCAATCGGTACAAGAGCGTGATGGGGTCAACGCCCCAGGACCTGCTTAGGCGCATCGAGCCCGAGCCTGCGCAAATGACCGAGACGCCTCGGTCTGCTATGCCAACCACGATCGATCGAGCCGTGGTGAGCGGTTTGCAGGCCCTTGGCGCCCCTAAGTCGCAAGCACGAGGCCTCAACCAGTTGTTGGATAAAAGCGTCGGCATGTTTGTGCCCGACCCTGAGCGCCTGTATCACGAAGCGTCCGAGGCCGCAAAGAAAGGCGACCTTTACGAGCTAATAACGGGTCCAGGTCTTGAGGCTACTCTTGGTTATATGCCACTACTCGGCGCAGGCGCCAAATTTGCCATGCCTGCAATCAAGGCGGCGGGAAGGAGAGCCCTTCGCCCAATCGATAGCGCCATGTTCGGACAGGGCCCACTTGCAAACGCTTTAAGTTTTGTCTCGCCCATGAACGTCAATGCTCCGGTCAGCAGGCTCGGTTTTTACAATCCCATCGAAGAAATGGCCACCACCTTGCAGCGCAAGCAAGGGCCAGGGCAGGCCTTCCTCAATGAGTTCACTAAGGCAGGTATCAGCAAGCAGCGCCTCGAGGATGCAGGCCTAGCACAAAAGCTTGCCGCCGCGCCCAACGTCACGCGTGAAGAGGTTCAGGCCATGACCAAGGGCACGATGCCCGACGTTGAGGAGGTGGTCCTGAGCAGATCTGTCATACCGCCCTACATGAAAGGGTTTGCCAACCTGCATATGCCCAACATCGATGTCAACGATTACAGGCAGATTAATCAGTTGCGCAAGATTGCCGATGAGCGTTATAAGAAAGCTCTTGCGGAGAACGACCTCGATGCGGCCGAGTTTGCGATGAAGGCCGAAGAGGACATCAACAAGTTCAGCCGGACCCACAGCTATGGCACCAAGCCTGGGGAGCGGCTGACCGAATTTCACGATTACCAAGAACCTGGGGGCAAGAACTACCGCGAGATCCTGCTCAAAGTGCCGGTAAAAAGGGTTAGCGAGGAAGACGCTCGGAGGATCTTGAATGCTCAACCCGAAGATAAGCTAACCGATTACGACATTGAATTTGCCTCGCGTAAGGCAAATCCTGAGTTTCGATCGGCGCACTGGTCAGATCCCAACGTCATATCCCATATTAGGATGAATGACCGTGTGGATGCTGAAGGTAAGAACGTGCTTTTCATCGAGGAGCTTCAGTCTGACTGGGCGCAAGAAGGTCGCAAGAAAGGGTTTGCACCAAAAGACTTTGAGCGTCAAATAAAAGAGGGCGAAAAAAGATTAGTGATAATTCGTGATCAACTTGCAGCCATCAAAAGTAAGCTTGATCAGCCAGGGCTTGCGCCTGATGAGCGTATTAGCCTCATGGACGAATACGGCGCACTTACAAGCAAACAAGCCGAGGAAATAGACTGGGGAAACAATCTAATCGATGCCAAAAACGCAGGGATTCCTGAAGGCCCGTTCGTTAAGAACACAAACGAGTGGGTTGACCTGTCCCTGAAGAACATCATCAAGCGTGCAGTTGATGAGGGCTACGACCGCGTTGCGTTCATTGACGGTTACAAGTCTTTCCTGCGCTTTCCCCAGGACGCTAAGGGCGAGTCCACTGAGGCAGGAATGCGCAAGTTCTATGACGAGATCGTCCCCGGCAGGCTCAAGGCTCTGGTTGGTAAGGACAATGTCCGGACTATCCCAGGCATTACGCAACAACGGCCGCTTGATGTTTCGCTACAAGGCGATCGGTACTATGTGGTCGATGCTGATACCGACATTGCGATACCAGATCATCCTGGATTCCGAAGCCTCGAAAGGGCCGAGCAATACCTTGACGAGTTGTACAGCAAGTCAAAGTCCATGGATCAGATCGGCTTTGACATCACCCCCGAGATCCGTGAGAAATTTAGCCAGCCCATCCCGTATAAACATGGAGGGGTGGTGAAAATGGCGGCAGGCGGTGCAAAAAAGCTTAAGCGTGCGTCCGAGGCTATCGCCAAGTTCCAAGACCCCCAGGCCACCAAGATCCAGGAGTGGCAGTGGAAGCCCCTGGCTGAGGTTAACAAGCAGCTTAACCTTGCCGAAGTTCCGGATTACATTCAGCGTGGGTACGGAGACTTCATGATCGAGCAGGGCAAACGAGCCGCTGCCGGTAACCTTGGAGTTCGGGACCTGATCAAGGCCTACGGTATTACACAGTCGAGCATTGGCCGCGGCGGTCTGTCCTACGACACGGCAACCAAGGCAGGCCTGAAGGTACCGAAGACCGAAGGGCTGGTAAGGCCGGAGGGCGCCTTCGCTGAATGGTTAGGCTCCAAGCAGGGGCAGAAGTTCCTCGACGATGCTGAGCGTGGCGTAGTCAACGAGAAGGCCCTGGACGACATTCGAGCTAAGTTCGCACCCTTCGGCAAAGCCAACCAGCTTACCGAGCAGCTTCGGTATGGCGTCAACAACATGTCGACCTTAGTCCCGCAAATGCAGCAGGCGCTCGTTGGGTCGGCTGATGAGTACCGCGACTGGGCCGAAAGCATTAAGGGCATAGCAGGCGCTAAAAGCGGCTTTATAGGCTCGATGCTGGGTCGTGGCGACCTACCTACCCTGGACGCAAGGCAGCTTAACCTGCACTCCCTAGAGAGCCCTGTAGCCCCCCAGACGATGATGCAAAGGGGTAAGGGGCTAGGCGCTCGTGAAGCAGTCGATCGGTTGGCGGCTAGGCAGTCTGCACTTGGCCTTGATATTGATCCATCGCTTGACCCGTACTACCAGCACCTAGCGCATCACGCGGTCTGGGACAAGGTAGCCGACGAGAAGACGACCCACGAAGATCTTATGAGGGCGTTGCGTGGCTACAAAGAGGGCGGAGAGCCCGATACCGACGCTATGCGTCTTGAAATGATGAGGAAATCATGGCGATCGAAATGAATCTACCCCTTGAGGAAAGCCCCGAGGGCGACGAGACGATCTACAAGCTATTTGACGAGAAGCCCGAGGTCGAAGAACTCGAGGACGGGTCGGCTGTTGTCCGCATGACCGAGAACGACGGTCCGGAAGAAGATCCACAGTTTTACGAAAACCTTGCAGCCAAGATCGATCCAAACACCCTGGACGACCTCGCGCTTAAGTACCTTCAGCTATTCGAGAAGGATATGGAGGCCCGTAAGGAGCGCGATAAGCAGTACGAGGAAGGCTTAAAGCGATCCGGCCTTGGTAACGAGGCTCCAGGCGGTGCAACCTTCCAGGGCGCATCCAAGGCTGTACACCCAGTAATTGCCGAAGCCTGCGTGGATTTTGCCAGCCGGTGCATGAAAGAGATCATGCCGCCTGATGGTCCTGTAGGTACAAAAATCCTTGGCGAGGTTACTGAGCAAAAGCAAAACCTTGCTGAGCGTAAGCGCGATTTCATGAATTGGCAGTGTACCGAGCAGATCGAAGAGCTTCGCGATGAACTCGAGCAGCTTGCTACCCAGCTTCCCCTTGGTGGTAGCCAGTACCTGAAGCTTTGGTATGACGAGCAAAAGAAGCGTCCCTGCGCCGAATTCGTGCCCATCGATAAGATCCTGCTGCCCTTCTCCGCGCCAAGCTTTTACACCGCCCAGCGCTGCACCGAGATGCAGGATATATCCGAGGAGGAGTTCAACCGTCGGATTGCTGCAAACCTTTACCTGGACGTTAGCTTTACCCGCGCCAGTATGGAGCCCGAGCCCACGGCCGCGCAAAAGGCTAACGAGAAGATCGAGGGCAAGAAGTCAAGCAGCGAGAACATCGACGGTGAGCGTCGCGTCTTCCATTCCTACGTCAACCTTACGATCGAGGACGATGATAAGGCTGGCGACCTTGCGCCTTACATCCTGATGATCGACGAGCAGTCCCGGCAGGTGGTCGGCCTTTACCGCAACTGGGAAGAGGGCGACGAGCAGATGCAAAAGCTCGACTGGCTCATCGAGTTCAAATTTATTCCTTGGCGCGGTGCTTACGCGATCGGTTTGCCTCAGTTGATTGGAGGCCTGTCTGCGGCCCTTACAGGGGCCCTGAGAGCCCTTTTAGACTCTGCCCATATCAACAACTCACCGACCATGCTCAAGCTCAAGGGAGCCCGTATAACAGGCCAGAGCGTGCAAGTTGAGCCTACCCAGGTTGCCGAGATCGAGGGAGCCCCAGGCGTTGACGATATTAAGAAGATCGCCATGCCCTTCCCTTTCAATCCGCCGTCGCCCGTGCTCTTCGAGTTGCTGGGCTGGATTACCAACGCGGCCAAGGGCGTCGTAACAACGAGCGAAGAGAAGATCGCCGACATATCCAACAACGCACCGGTCGGAACCACCCAGGCTTTGATCGAGCAGGGCGCCGCGGTCTACTCCAGCATCCACATGAGACTGCACAAGTCCATGCGCAAGATGCTGATGGTCCTTGGCAGGATCAATCGCTGGTGGCTCGAGGATATGCGCAAGGGCGATATGGTCGAGGACCTCGTCATTGGCCGCCAGGACTTTGACCGCAACACCGACATCGTTCCCGTTTCTGATCCGCATATCTTCAGCGAGACCCAGCGCTTTGCCCAAAACCAAGCCCTGGCTGCACTCGCTAAGGACAACCCCGACCTATTCGATCGCCGGGAGGTCATGAAGCGGATCTTGAAGCAGATGAAGGTGCCCGAGATCAATCAGGTCCTGCCGGATGTCCGCGAAGTCAAGGAAATGAACCCTGCGCTCGAGAACGTGGCCATGTCCCTTGGGCAGCCGGTCGCAGCCTTCCCGAACCAGGACCATATCGCGCACTTGCAGACGCACTTGGCCTACGCCATGGACCCGGTCTACGGCATGAATCCGATCATCGGGCAGAAGTTCGTACCGGCCATGCTTGAACATGCCAAGCAGCACTTAACGCTCTGGTACCTCAAGCGCATGGGCGAGTACATCAGCGCCACCGAAGTTAAGGACATGGACACCCTGAAGGTCACGCCGATCTTCGAGGAGGCCCAGCAACTCATGTCAGCGGTTGCAAGGCACGTTCATATCGACTCGGCCGAGACCTTCGAGCCGATGATGCCGATCCTCCAGCAGCTTATGCAGATCGCGCAGCAAATGCAGCCCAAGCCACCGGTACCGCCGGAGGTCGAGGCCCTTGTTCAGACTTCGATGGCAGAGACCCAGCGCCGAGCCCAAAAGGATCAGGGTGAACTCATGCTGAAGAAGGAAAAGCAAGATACCGACGTGGCGCAAAACGCCCAGAAAATCCAGGCCGACATCGCAATGAACGTCGAGGATAACCTTACCCGCCAGCAGATCGAGGCGGCAAAAATTGCCGGTGAGAACGCAGCACTCACCCAAGAGCAAGAGCGCACCGCTATGGCCGC